CATATTTGCTCTAGTATTTTCCACGATAAAAAGGTACATTATCCATCAAACGAAGAGTTCGCTGACGATGTTATCGAAGAATGCGCTTCGTTTCCTTTCGGGTCTAATGATGACTATGTGGATAGTACCACACAGGCGTTGATGCGCTTTAGACAAGGAGGGTTTATTAAACTAGATATGGACTTTGAGGATGAACCTGCACCCAAGAAAAAATACGAATATTATTAATGCTCAAAAAAATAATATTCATAATTCTTTTAACTAATATGGCAAATAGTAACATAGACAAAGCTTTACCTAACGAATCGAATAGTCAAATCAATTGGGATTTCATTGAAGAACTTGAAGGTAATTTAAACTATGGACATCAACCTTCTCAAAATTCTGGGGTTACTATTGGAAGTGGTTTTGATTTAAAAGGAAAAACAGAAAGTGATCTTAAAGATATGGGTTTTGATCCTGATTTAATTGATATATTTAAACCTTATCTTGGTCTAACAGGTGATGAGGCAGCAGCGGCAATTAAAAATAATAATCTTGTATTAAATCCTGAACAAACTTCAAAGGTCAATAGACTTTCTAAAAAATACTATACAGATTGGATTATTGATCAATACGAAAGTACAGGTAAAAAATTCAACAAATTATCCCCTGAACAACAAACGGTAATAATGTCGGTAGGGTATCAATATGGCAATCTTAAGACGAGAACTCCTAAATTTTGGAAAGGTGTAATTAATGATGATTGGGATAGTGTGGTCAATGAATTAAGAGACTTCGAAGATGATTATGGAACAAGAAGAGGCAAAGAAGCAGACTTATTGTCCATTAGTCTTGAAAAATAATAGGAAATCTTATATGGATAAGGCATTGGAGAAATAAATGGCAGAAATTGACAAAACGCTTCCAAACGTGAAGCAGAAAATAGAAATTGCAGGACCCGAAGAATCTCAAGTCGATATTCAAGAAACAGCAGAACAAGCCCCAGAAGGTGTAGAAGTTACCCCAACAGAAGATGGCGGTGCAGAAATTAATTTTGATCCAAGGTCCGTGAATCAAGAACAAACGGAAAATCATTTTGACAACTTGGCTGAACTTTTACCCGATGATGTTCTCGATCCCTTAGGCAATTTACTTTATACGAATTATCAAGACTACAAAACATCCAGACGAGATTGGGAGCAATCCTATACATCAGGATTAGACCTTTTAGGATTTAAATACGAAACACGAACCGAACCCTTTAGAGGAGCATCAGGGACCACGCACCCTGTCATGGCAGAAGCGGTTACTCAATTTCAAGCCCAAGCTTACAAAGAACTTTTACCTAGCGAAGGACCTGTTCGTACACAGATTTTAGGAATGCCTGATCGGAATAAAGAAGATCAAGCGAATCGAGTTAAAGATTTTATGAACTATCAGATTATGAATGTCATGAAAGAATATGACCCAGAATTTGATCAAATGTTATTTTACCTACCCTTATCAGGTTCCGCATTTAAAAAAGTTTATTATGACGATTTGTTGGGACGAGCTGTATCTAAGTTCGTACCCGCTGACGACTTAGTGGTTCCGTACTCCGCTACCTCATTAGAGGATACGGAAGCCATTATGCATATCGTAAGAATGTCTGAAAATGATTTAAGAAAACAACAGGTCGGAGGATTTTATAGAGACATTGAAATACGACCAGGATTTTTTCAAGAATCAGAACTTCAGAAAAAAGAAAAGGAATTAGAAGGAGTTTCTAAAGGCAAGAACGAAGAAGTTTTTACCCTTATCGAATGTCATGTTAATTTAGATCTAGATGGATTTGAAGAAACAGGTCCTTCAGGAGAACCGACTGGCATTAAGTTGCCTTACATTGTAACGATTGAAGAAGGCACAAGAAAAGTTTTATCCATTCGAAGAAATTTCGAACCCGCAGATGAGAATAAGAAAAAAATTCAATACTTCGTTCATTTCAAATTTCTACCAGGACTAGGCTTCTATGGCTTTGGTCTAATACATATGATTGGTGGATTAAGCAGAACGGCAACGTCTGCTCTTCGTCAATTATTAGATGCGGGTACGCTCTCCAATCTACCCGCAGGATTTAAAATGCGTGGGATTAAAATGAGAGATGAAGCCCAAGCATTACAACCAGGTGAATTTAGAGATGTGGATGCACCAGGAGGCAATTTGAAAGACGCGTTTATGATGCTTCCGTTTAAAGAACCTTCAGCAACCTTATTACAACTTTTAACGATTGTAGTGTCTTCTGGACAACGATTTGCATCGATTGCCGATATGCAAGTAGGCGATGGTAATCAACAGGCAGCGGTTGGAACAACCGTGGCTTTACTCGAAAGAGGATCAAGGGTGATGTCGTCTATTCATAAAAGACTCTATGCAGCTTTAAAAGTTGAGTTTCAGCTTTTAGCAAAACTTTTTAAAACGTATTTACCACCTGTTTATCCTTACGATGTCGTAGGGGGACAAAAACAAATTAAACAAGCTGATTTTGATGACCGTGTGGATATCATTCCTGTAGCCGATCCTAATATCTTCTCACAAACACAAAGAATTTCGATTGCACAAACAGAATTACAATTGGCACAGTCCAATCCAGGACTTCACAATTTATATAAAGCTTATCGAGACATGTATCAGGCTTTAGGGGTAAAAAATATTGATCAAGTCTTACCTCCACCGCCTCCACCTCAACCGAAAGACCCTGCATTAGAACATATTGATGCTTTATCAGGAAAACCGTATCAAGCTTTCAAAGGACAAGACCATAGAGCTCACATTACTTCGCATTTAAGTTTTATGTCGACAACGATGGCAAAAAATAATCCATCAATCATTGGAAGTTTGGAAAAAAATATTTTTGAACACATTTCTTTAATGGCAAACGAACAAATTGAAATAGAATTTCCAGAACAACTACAACAAATGCAAATGATGCAGCAAAATCCTCAAATGATGCAGAATCCACAAGCTCAACAACAAATGCAACAGATGATGATGCAAATTGAGTCTAGAAAAGCTAAACTTATTGCTGAAATGATGGAAGAATTCATGAATGAAGAGAAGAAAATCATCTCTCAATTTGATAGTGACCCAATTGCTAGACTTCGAGCAAGAGAATTAGACCTAAAAGCTATGGATGACCATAGAAAAGCTCAAGAGAGCCAAGATCGTATCAACTTAGAGCGTATGAAAGCGATGATGAATCAAAGTACGCAACAAGAAAAGATAGTACAGAACGAAGAATTGGCTGAATTAAGAGCAGAAACGTCTTTAGAAAAACAAGAAATGGCGAATCAGGCTAGAAAAGAACTTGCTCGGATGAAACCGAGAGGTAAATAAGACCCTTGACTAAAAAAGTTATGGTAAAAACAATTAACAAAGTGTAAAAGTATTAAAACTAAAAGGAGGATTAATGACAACAGGCAAAGGTTATGCACCAACAGGCAAATCAAAAGTGATTGCTACACCCGATGTTAATAGAAATAACAAACAGGTGAAAGTAAGCAGAGATAAAAAAGATAAAAACTCTGTTTCAGGAACAGGTGCTGCTAGAAAACAAAAAGACGTAACTTGGACATAATTTATGTTACCTTATCGATTACTATTTAATATTGGCTCTAAAGCCGTAGGTGGCTTTATGCAAAAAAGAGCTGAAAAAAAGGCAATGAAACATCAAATTGCCTTAAAGGAAATTGAAACAGGTGCCATAAGAGCTAAACGAAATGGTTCTTTAATATTAGACCTTGTTTTAGGAGCTTTTATTTTAGCTCCTTTAGGTGTACTAGCTTATGGTGCTTATTTTGGTGATCCCGATATTTTAAAACGTACTGATTTTTATTTTGATAAACTTAGGGATATCCCTGAAGTTTATCTCTACCTTGTTTTCATCGTTGTAGGTGGAAATTATGGAATATCAGTTACAAATCTACTGTCAGGAAAGAAATTTAAATAATGGGACAAAAATCAGCAACTGAAATGTATAGAGATTTAGGTAAAAGAGGTGGAAGTTCTGCGGATTTTAAAGAACTTTATTTTAAATTAAAAGGTAAAAAAGGAATTAAAGACATATCAATACACGATATGATGATGAGTGGAGCTATGCAAAGCGAACTTA